AACGATAGAAGCGTCTGAAAGCGTTAACCCAGAAGCAATTGGGGACGTTAAAGTTTTGTTAGTCAGGGTATCTGTTGTAGCTCGACCTACAAGTGTATCGGTTGCATCTGGGAGCGTAATTGTTCTATCCGCAGTTGGGTCAGTAACCGTTAGCGTGGTTTCGTAATCGTTAGCGGTGGCACCTTCAAAGATAATAGAAGCATCAGACAGTGTTAGCCCTGAAACGGTCGGAGTGGTTAGCGTTTTGTTGGTGAGAGTCTGAGTGTGTGCTGAAAACACAAAGGTATCGTCGCCGGTCAACAAAGGCAGCGTTACTGTTCTATCTGCTGTTAGGTCAGATCCAGCAAATATATACTGGTGATCTGCCGCTGAGTCGTTGATTTGGGGGGTGGTGAGAATCGGGGACGTAAGGGTCTTATTCGTTAATGTTTGGGCGCTGGCAGTGGTTACGGCCTCATACCATGTTCCCAGGCTGCCCCCGTCATCCCGATTCCACCACAAACCGTTTGATTCTGTTATTGCTATTTGACCGTATCGGATTTCACCCGTTGCTGCTGTATCGCGTACCGCAGAGATTAAAACAGCGCGATCAGTTGAAGGTGCGTTAGCAGAGGAGCCTTGCAGTGAGTAGAAGCCGCTCTTTTTGAATGCGACAGAGGTAGTATCTGATCCGTCCGTCAGCGAGGTCTTGCCGACGTTTGCGGCATCTGCATCGTCTAAGATTACCTGAACTTGTGCCGTAGTTTGTGTCAGTTGTCCCATTGGTTAGCCCTTCAATACTTGTGCGTCAATAGCCGCGTCAATGATGTCCACCTTTGCATTGGTGGAGGTTTCGACCCTTACAATGATCTCTCTGCATTTGCCTAGAGAGTTGATGTCGATTGTCTTGTTACCGTTTACCGAGACGGTGTTGATGGTTGTGAACGTGATCAGGTCTTTGCTGACCTTGACCGTAACGTCTGTCGCGCTGGAGGTTTCAACGTGCAGCTTGATCTTGTCGATGACCATCTCTGCCCCGCCAACGCCTAACACTTCAGAGGAAATCAACGGCAGATCCTTTCTGCGCGTCATGTTTGCCCCGTCTTGCTGGAAGTTGTCGTAATCGAGCCGGTAGATCTTCTTGTTGATTGCGTGAGCCGCGAGTACCAGGTTGTAACCCTGAACGACAGTGGTCGTCACAAAGTCCTTTTCAAACCAAGATCCAGAGACAACATGATGGGTCCAGATGATTCCCTGGTTTGGGAAGATAAAGTCAACAAAGTTTTCTTGGTGCAGCGAGTAGCAGCTCACCCTGGCGCTTGTAAAGTCATCAATGCCGTAGTTCGCCCAAGCCTCTCCGATTGCAGGAACATACAGCGGTTGATGTTGAGATCCGACGATAACGCCTGGTCGCCTGTTGCCATCAATGAAGTAAATCGCGCCGTCAATAGAATCAACTGCGTAGGTGCCGCAAATGCCATGCTGTAACACTGCCTGACGGTCTAATGGTGGTCGCCCTGTGCCGCTCGTAAACCACACCTCAGTGGTCTTTTCTCCAAACAGGTAAAGCAATTGGTTCAGCGAGAAAACGCGCCTGATGTCGTCAGGGAGCGCCTCTGCTTGTGCAAAGTCTAGTGCGCTGATGTCTGTGCCGTCGTTTAGCGCGGAAACGACAAAATACCCGTCAGGCTGGTCAAAAATGAATCGTGAGTCTAAGAACGCGACCGACTTTGTGGTAGATAGATCTGTGTCGCTGATCTCGACCAATCCGCCTGCAACGGTGTACACATAAGCCGATGGGTTACCACCAGTGCAAATGATTAACTGGGTTGCGTCAGTAGCCATCACAACAGGGTTTGGCGAGTTGGAAATGTTGCCAAGGAACAAAGCATTGCCGCCAGAATCAACAGAGTAAAGCGACGACCCTGTTACCTGGTACATGAGGGCGTTTGGACCTTCTACAATGATGCCTCTGTCTGCGCCTCCTGGCGTTATAGAGGCCTCTATGACGTTGGTATTGGCATCGGTCAGTGTTGATGCGTTTGCGTCTGTGAGCGCTTCTCCAGTGCTTAGGAAGTCAGCAAAAGTGACATAGCCAGGCACCTGTCTGTATCCCCGCAACGTGTGCGGGTAAATATTGAGCACTTGCTGTCGGTTAGCATCGAGCCTGGTGCTGTTGTAGCTCGATTCTAGTTGGACATCTGCTCTCATATATCAGTATTCACATCGTAGTTTGATTGATGAAACGTGAACGCCAGGTCAGACATATCAACAGAGATGTCGATGCTGATGTCACCCTCAAGCCGATCCTTTGTTTCTTGTGCAATCACAAAAACAACTTGCGAGGGATCGATACCGAAGTCGCTTGAGATCTCGACGGCCAGGTTGTAACCGAGCGCCCGAATTGTTCCATGTGGAACATCTAACGTTTCAGTCAAAGTCGTAGGTGCAGGAATGTTGCAAAGCCCATCCTCGCCCCACTCAGAAATCATGTTCTGCAACGCAACAAACACATCTGCGTTTTTATTTGCGTCGTCAGTAGAAAAAGTCACCCCAGAGGTTCTGACACGAATCAGGGAGGTGGCCCTGTCAATTATGTTTTGGGGTGTTGCCATGTCATCTCCAGAAAAGAGAAAGGGGGCCGAAGCCCCCGATCAAGAGCGGTCTTAGTTAATACCTACTCGTGCAGCAAGCTGCGGTCTGATTGCTTTGTAGCCATAGAGGACATCGATCCTGCATGGGTACTTGTCATCAGAGATTGTGTAGTCACGGATTACGCGCATTGAGATGCCGTCCATAACTTCACGGGCCGCAAAGTCAACGCCTTGTGGCAATACCAAGTCAGCAGTTGCAAAAGCAAATGCGTTCTTGCTGAATGCCAACGTTTCTTGCCAGTCTGCACTCGCGCCACCGCCAACTTTAGAGATCGCAGCATTGTCAGCAGGTGATCCGCTAACATTTTGACGACCGCCAGAGGCAGTGATTGAGGGAGAGATAGCAACCGACGTTGCAGATGTTCCAGAGTCGCTGGTTACAACAAACTGCTGAAGTACACCTGTGTCTGCCTTAGTTTCAGGGTGAACACGGTTAACGCCTGCGATGGTGATGATGTCACCTTTCAGGAAGGTCGTTGAGCCGCCATCTACAGTCAAGCTTGCGCCAGTCTGTGATGCACCGTTGACCAAGTAGCCAGTAGTTGCAGCAGCAGTACCAGTGGTGTGAACAGGCATGAGAGTGTTCTCAAAGTGCTCAAAACCAGCGATCTTGCCCAACTGACCTTCTTTGTACTGCTTGCTGATGCTTGAAGAATCTTGGAAAAGACCCTTGGTATCGGCCAGCATGTCTACAACAGACTGTGGGTTGTGCAAGTAGCTGCGGTCGCCATAAGGCGCAAGGCTGTCAGTCAATAACTTCTGTGCCTGGGTAATGTTTGCAAAAGAGTTTGCAGAACCTACACCGTTGTAGAAGTTATAAACGTCCTTGTACATAGACAATGCGTCCGACTCCATGTTGGCAGCCAATACAGACATTGCAGGCTCAAGGTATCGTGCCTTGAACTCGTCAATGTGCATCGTTAACTCTTCAGATGAGAACGTGAAGTCCACACCTTTTTGAGTGTCTACGGTTAAAGTTTCAGAAGACTCATCGATGTCCTGAGTGCTGAGAGCTGCGCCACTACGGATAGTGAACTCGTTTGGTAAACGGACCTTGAGGTCGTTACCAATCTTTGCGCCGGTCTTTGCATACTGGTCGTCGTACTGAGTGTTGATGTTGCTCACGAAATTCAATTTCTGATGAAGAATAGCGAGAGCTTCTTTTGTGATGACACTAGGTGTCAGAAAGCTATTAGCCATGAGTTGCCTCGATTATTTTCTGTACCCCCTGTACTTGGCGTACTCGGCTGGAGTCATCTTGTCGGGGTCTTTTTCGACCTTTCCAGATGCTCTGACGGGTTTCGCTGGTGCTGGGGCGTTGGATGTCGTGACAGGTCTGTTTGGCGTGAGCGCTTGAGATAACCGGCCTAGTTCCATCATTGCCATCCCAGGTGCCATCGCATTGATTGCTGCGGCCCTTTGTGGGTTTGATGCAAGGTGGTATGCCAGTGCTGGGCCATTCTCAGACAATATGATTGCCTGTTGCATGGCTTCACCCTGGACAAAACTAGGTGCGCTGACCTTGGCCATAAAATCTGGCTGCTCAGACGCAAATGCCTGCGAGCGTTCTTTGAAGGCATCGACAGTTGCTTGGTTGGCTTGTTGTCGAAGGTGTTCGACTTGTAGCCTTTCCTGCTGCGTCATTGCCTGCTGAACAGTTCGCTGGTTCAAAGCGGCGTTGTATTGAACTACGGCCTGCTGGTAAGCATTCTGGTCGTAATCAAAGTCCTCTAGCTGCGGAAATGTATCCGTTTGCGGGAGGTTCTGATTCATCCTCTGCTCAAGCAGATTGGCGCGTTGCTCGGCCTCTTTGGCTCGTTGCTCTGCCTCTCGGACTTGTCGTGTTTTTTGGTTGATCCGCTCTTGGAATGAGTTGCGTTTCTTTTGCACCTCTTCCTCAGATTCGACGGGATCAGCGTCGGATGGCTCTGTTGCTTCTACAGCTTCAGAGGTTTCGCCCGAAGGCTCTTGAGTCTCTTGAACGGTTGACTCGGGTTCCGGTGACACAGAAGTGTCGTCAGCTATTGCTGCATCAGTCATGAGTTCGTCTCCACGGATTTTCCCCACCAGAACGAAAAAACCGCCACTAGGGCGGTCTTTACTCAGGGCGGTGGGTTTGCCCTAGTAACAGTGAGTCGGCACTGTTAACCGAAAAATTTATGCGACTCTGGATTGCACTGTTTGCAATAAGCCTGATAACAAGAAAGGGTCATCTATCTTGTCTGGATCGAACTCCGCATTCTTTGATCGAAGCTGTTCTGGCTTGAAGAAGATTTGATGTTTTGTTCCAGGCTCGATATCCATGCCACGGAAAATGTCTCCATCGTGGATGATTGAGTCGAACCCAGAGTTTTCTATTGCTTGTCGATAAACTTCGTTGTTGATGATCGCTCCTGCCTCATCTTCAGCATAGAACTCAGTGTTTCTCATGATTTCATCAAGTTCTTTTGCGCTGATTCCTTCGTAATCGAAGGCTTTTTCTTCTATCTGCTCAATGATCTTTTGTGCACCATCATCATCGATTCTTGGATCTCGTCGAATCGCATCCATGAACTCAACCAACTCGCCTTCTGGCTCAAAGTTAAAGCTATCCTCGTAGGCCAAGTCTTGGGCTAAGCCCATGTCTCCATCTGCCTCGTCCAAATAGTCCTCTGGGTCGAGTTGTCGTCTTTCGTAAGAAAGAAACGTGTCGCCGTCTTCACTTATGTTGAATGGCTTCTCGCTTCTTCCAACTAGCGGATACACAACGCCGTCATTTGCTCCTTTGAGCGATCTTTTTGCTAGTACCTTTCCTATTTCTAATGCTGCGTCTTGATCGTTCATGTCATGAACTTGAGCGCTTGCAATACGAAGCTCTTTTGTTTTTCCGTATAACGCATCAACTACTTTTTGGCGGCCAAACTTTTCAAACTTATCTTCAAGTTTTTGTGCGTTGCGTTCTGCTCTTTCCTCGATTCGGGCAGTCAAGTCTGGCCCCATACCGCCATAGTTTTTACTGGCATCATCAGGAGAAGTTGTAGTGTAGTACCCAGATCCGAAGTGACCTTCTGGGTTTAGACGGTCGGGTCGCATTTCTTCTATATCGTGAGTCGATCCATGATAAAGATCAGTTTCAACATCAAACCCTTGATCCTTTGCGCGTTCCATTCTTTTAGCGCTATCGCTTATTTTTCTAACTTGCGATGCCGCTGGTATAAGAGGGATAACACCAGCACCGCTTAGTAGGTAATTGACCATGTTCCTTGATTCAGGGTCACGGGCGTACATATCAGCGTCTGCTGCTAGTCCTGTCACATCACCGACGATAGGGATAGCACTTGAGACTATTGCCGCAAGATCCAGTGGCGACATGGCTGATTCATCGTCGTAACCAACAGACATCGATACACCTGTCCCGTATGGGCTGCGATCCATGATCTCCATGTAACGCTCTGCCTCGATGCCGCCTATTTCGTCTTGAGCTTCTAAAACGGCAGACAGGAAGTTACCAA